CAATTGCTTCTCCGTCTCGGTCGGCGCCTCGGGATACGAGGTCGCGACAGAATGGAGGGTCATCCAACCCATTGGTCCCCAAATCGCTGTCATTGTTTTACTTAACGACAATCATCCCTGCCTCCATTCCGCCTTCGAGGATGTCGCGTGCGATGTTGATAGGTGTCTGCTTGGAAACAGGCAGTCCAGATGCGCGAAGGGTATTGCGAACCTTGTCCTCGGGCATGGTCCGCACAGTCTTGCGAATCCGCTTGCGACGAACCTCGGCACCCTTCTCGGTCAAAATCTTGAGAGTCGACTTGCGGACAGGCGGCGACTTGGCGGGGTCGCGAACACCTTCAATCTTTGCCTTGAGAGTCTTACCGCCCTTGAGCACGCCACGAGGATAGGTGCGCATTGATTTCTTGCGACCCATACCGACAACGGGGCGTATGGGCACGGGTTCATCTCCACCAACCTTGACGATTTTGACCTTGTCCTTCTCCATTGTTTTAGATACAGAAAACGAATCGTAGATCATTTAGATAGAACGGTAATCATACGAATACCATGGAGTGGGAAGCAGTCAAGTCTTACTTTGCGAACGGTGTGCGCCGATTGGTGGATCATCAGGTTGACTCCTTTGAGGATTTCATTCGCAACAAGCTTCCCCTTATCATTCAGTCCACTCCGCCCATCACGGTGTGGCATGAACAAGACCCAACCATCAAGAAATACAAGTACGAGTTCCGATTGTCCTTTGAGAAGGTTACGTACATGAAACCCCGCATCCAAGAAGCAACCGGTCGTATCAAACCTATGCTTCCGATGGAGGCACGTATTCGCAACTTCACCTACGCAGCACAGATGTATGCGGATGTGCGATTTACGGCAAGGACGTACAAGGGAACCAACTATGAAACCTATGACGAGGAGTCGCGTGTTTTCGAGGGGATTTCTCTCGGGAAGCTTCCTGTTATGCTTGGGTCTTCCTTGTGTCTTCTCAAAGACTACCCACTGTCCCTCGAGCAATATGGTGAATGCGGTCACGACCCACTTGGTTACTTCATCATCCATGGGTCAGAGCGCACTATCCTTTGCCAAGAGAAGGTAGCAGACAACCGCATCATGGTGTTCCAGGCAAAGAAGACCGCAAGCAAGCACACTTACTCAGTGGAAATGAAGTCTCTGCACGAGTCCTTCACGATGCCGCCGAAGAAGTTGGAAATCCGTTTGTCCTCCAAGTTCAATGGGCTTGGATACCCTCTTATGGCTTGCGTTCCCCGGTTTCGCGAGGACATTCCAGTCATGGTGTACTTCCGTGCACTCGGCATTGAGACCGATAGAGAGGTTGCGAACTTGGTTTGGGGCAATCTAGACGACCACCACGTGGAACTGCTGGCAGCATCCTTCCGCGATTGTGCGGAGATTGGTATCTTCACCCAACAGGATGCCATCCAGTTCCTCTCGATGAACCTCCAGTATGGAACCAACCAGGAAGACAAGTGTGCGTATGTCCGTCAGTTGCTCGGAAGTGAGTATCTCCCACACGTACGATTTGCGGGTGAAAATGCGCCTCTGTCCACTCTGAATTCCCGCAAGGCACTGTTGACGGCAAGCATGATTCGTCGCTTGCTCCTGACCGACCAGGGTCAGATTCCGCTGGATGACCGCGACGCCTATCCCAACAAGCGCGTGGTGACAACGGGTGCTCTTCTGACCCATCTCTTCCGTCAGTTGTTCCAGAAGGTCTGTAACGACACGCGCAATGAGTTCGTGCAGGAGGTCAACAACGACAACTGGAAGAAGGGCGAGAACGGTCCACGACCGATGGAGATTCTCAATATCAACAATCTCTACAAGATTCTGAAGTTGTCTGCGATTGAAGGCAAGTTGAAGCAGGCGTTGGCAACGGGCAACTTCACCGTGCAGGGACTTGGAACAAATAGTTCTACGTCTCTATCAAATGCGACAAAAGTTGGAGTCTCTCAAGTGCTCGCCCGCATGTCGTACACGAGTACACTCAGTCACCTCCGTCGCATCCAGACTCCTGTGGAAAAGTCTGGAAAGCTCCTTGCGCCTCGTAAGCTCCATGGCACTAGTTGGGGCTTCGTTTGCCCAGTCGAGACTCCAGAAGGCCACTCCGTAGGTATCGTGAAGAACATGAGTTTGCTGACCAGTGTCACGCAACATGTTCCGAGCAACACGGTTCTCCACTATCTACAGGGTTGCGACGGCATCACGTGGATTGATGAGGCGAAGGTCTACGAAGGCACATCTATCACGTTGAATGGTGTGATTGTTGGATATACGTCCTCTCCTCACGAACTCGTTCGCAGACTTCGGACCGCCAAGCACAACCTGCGACTCCACCCCCATGTGTCTATCGCATGGTACACACTGCTGAACAACATCATCATTGAGACAGACAGTGGACGACTGGTCCGACCTGTGTTTCGTGCCGGAGTGGACTTCCCCGAGAAGGGCGCTGACTGGCAGACATGGGTTCGCACGTGCGTGGAGTTCATCGACGCCTCTGAGACAGAGACCCTGCGCATTGCGATGTTTCAGAACGAGGTGACGCCTCATCACACACACTACGAGATTCATCCGAGTCTCGTGGTCGGACATATGGCAAGCAGTATCCCATTGTCAGACCACAACCAGTCGCCTCGTAACACCTACCAATCGGCGATGGGCAAGCAGGCGATGTGTGTCTATGCCGGCAACTACGCCAAGCGACTGGACAAGAACGGGTATCTCCTGTGTTCGTTGACTCGCCCACTGGTGGAGACCCGTTCGATGAACATTCTCAAGATGCACGAGATGCCCTATGGTATGAACTCGATTGTTGCGATTGCGTGCTACGGTGGATACAATCAGGAGGACTCTATCATCATGAACAAGACTGCCATTCGGCGTGGATTTATGCGCGGTCTCTACTACACGATGTACAAGGATGAAGAGCATCGCAACGTCACATCGGGTCGTGAGGAGAAGTTCATGCGTCCTTCGAAACATAATACACGCAAATACAAGAACACGTCCTATGCGGCAGTTGGCGAGAACGGTATGCCCATTCTCAATGCGATGGTCCAAGAGAACGATGTCGTCATCGGAAAGTGTGTCAACCTCCGCAACGACCAAGCCGGGTATGCCTACCGCGATGCTAGCACGACTCACAAGAACTCCGAACCCTGTCGCATTGATGGTGTGTGGACCGACAAGAACAGTGATGGATACCCCTTCATCAAAGTGCGTGTCGTGTCAGAACGCGTGCCCCAGATTGGTGACAAGTTCAGTTCCCGTCACGGACAAAAGGGAACGGTCGGAATGCTCCTCGAGGAAGAAGACATGCCGTTCACAGCATCCGGATTGCGACCGGACCTCATCATGAACCCCCACGCCGTTCCATCTCGTATGACGATTGCGCAGTTGATGGAGAACATCTTTGGCAAGATTTGCGTTCAGCGTGGAACTCTGGGTGACGGAACACCCTACAGTCATCTGAAGGTGGAAGACCTGAAGAAGCATATGATGGACCTTGGGTATCATCCGTATGGCAATGAGATTCTCTACAACGGACAGACTGGTGAGATGATGCAGGCGGAAATCTTCATGGGTCCGACCTTCTACCAGCGCCTGAAGCACATGGTGATTGACAAGCAACACAGTCGTGCACGAGGTCCGATTGTCAGTCTCACACGTCAACCTTGCGAGGGAAGGTCTCGAGATGGTGGTCTTCGTGTGGGCGAGATGGAGCGCGACTGTTTGCTGTCGCATGGTGCGGCTGCGTTCACGAAGGAACGTCTGATGGATGTCTCCGACCCGTTTCCGACGGGCATATGTAAGAACTGTGGAACACTTGCGGTCATGAATGAAGATGAGAGCATCTATCATTGCGGATCGTGTGGGAACAAGACAGAGTTTATCAACAAGACAATTCCTTACGCTATGAAGTTGTGGATACAGGAACTTGAGGCGATGCATATCGTTCCTCGGATGGTTCTCTCGTAACCATGCTTTCCAGGTCTGGGTCTGAACGAGACTGCTTGAGTACCATGTGCTGTCTGCGACAGTCCTTCCAGAAACAGGTGATACATCCACATATTCCAAAAAACAACACGCTTGCGATCGCTCCAATGGCAAGTGCTTGGTCTGTGTCCATTTTTTGTATAGGGTTTTCAAACTGTAAGTCCTATACAAACATGTCGTTGGAAATCCTTGTTGGTCCGATGTTCTCTGGCAAATCAAGCCGCATTTTGAGTATAGTATCTCGGTATTCGGCATTGAGCGTTCCGATTCTTGTCATCAAACACGCCGCAGACGTCCGATACGCAGCGAATGAAGTGGCAACACACGATGGACGACGTGCTCCCTGTATCACTGCCAATCAGTTCAGCGACATTGACCCCGCATTTCTCAAGCAGTTCCGCGTGATTATTGTGGAGGAGGCACAGTTCTTTATAGGGTTGGTTCCCTTTGTTCAGTATGTTGTCGACCAACTGAGGGTTCATCTTTTTTTGGTTGGATTGGATGGTGATTCCGAACGCAGACCGTTTGGAGAGATTCTGCAATGTATTCCACTTGCTGACAAAGTCGAAAAACTCACTGCTCTGTGTCGCCGTTGTGCGAATGGGACACTGGGCATTTTTACATACCGCAACGGACATCAAGACCAACAGATGATTGTCGCTGGAGCAGACCTTTACGAAGCAGTGTGTCGAGACTGCTACCATGAAAAGCGTGCGCTGGATGCGCTGTAAAAAATAATGTTGCCATGAAGCACAACAAACATGGGTGGTGGTCTACTTCAGCTCGTGAGCTATGGTGCTCAGGATATCTACATTTCCGGTAATCCCCAGATTACCTTCTGGAAGGTGCTGTACAAGCGCCATACCAACTTCGCCATGGAGTCGATTGAGGTTACCTTCAACGGCCAGGCGGACTTCAACAAGCGCGTGACTGCGGTGATCAACCGTAACGCGGACCTGATGTACCGCACCTACGTGCAGGTTGTGCTGCCCGCTGTGGACCTCATCGCCGGTTCTACCAACCTGAACCGCTTCCGCTGGTTGAACTACATCGGTCACCGCCTGATCAAGGTGGTGGAGCTCGAGATCGGTGGTCAGCGCATCGACCGCCAGTATGGTGACTGGATGCAGATCTGGACCCAGTTGTCCCAGGATGCCGGTACCGTGGAGGCGTTGAACGACATGATCGGTAACACCCACGACCTCGTCCTGATGAAGGATGCGAAGGGTTACACTCTGGATGCCTCTTGCGCCGGTGCGGAGCTGACCAACAGCTGCGCTCCTCGTGCGGGCACCCCGGCGAAGACCCTCTACATCCCTCTCCAGTTCTGGTTCTGCCGCAACCCTGGTCTGGCGATCCCGCTCATCGCGCTCCAGTACCACGAGGTGCGCATCAACGTGGAGTTCGAGCAGTGGATCAACTGCACCTACTACGAGCTGTCCGGCGCGACTGCCGCTGCTACCTCCATCCAGTCCCTGACTGCGGCGTCCCTGTACATCGACTACATCTACCTGGACACTGAGGAGCGCCGCCGCTTCGCCCAGCAGACCCACGAGTACCTGATTGAGCAGCTCCAGTTCACTGGCGCTGAGTCCATCACCTCGTCCAGCAACAAGATCCAGCTGAACTTCAACCACCCCGTCAAGGAGCTCGTGTGGGTTGTCCAGCGCGACTCGTTCGTTGACTGCACCCCCAACCAGAACTTCATCAACGAGGTCAATGGTTGCCAGCCGTTCAACTACACGGATGACTTCACCACTGAGGGTGTGGTGATGGATATCCTCGGCCGCGGTTCTCTGGGTCTGGGTCCTAACTCCTCCCCTGCCAGCAATGTTACCCCGACCACTCGTGGCGATGGTCCTTCTGGTCCTTACCTGCCGGGTCTGGGTCAGGCATTCGGTCCTTCCTTCGGCGGTGCCTCTTGGTTGGATACCTTCAGCGATGCCGGCGACGAGGTGTTCGCTGCGACCACCAACTACCTGCTCGCCAAGGTCATCCTCGACAGCGGTGTCCAGTGCTCGGGCAAGAACCCCGTGGAGGTTGCCAAGCTCCAGCTCAACGGCCAGGACCGCTTCACGGAGCGCGAGGGTCGCTACTTCGACCGCGTGCAGCCTTACCAGCACCACAGCCGCACCCCGTCGGTGGGTATCAACGTGTATTCCTTCGCGCTCAAGCCGGAGGAGCACCAGCCCAGCGGCACCTGCAACTTCTCTCGTATCGACAAGGCGACGCTGCAGCTCACGGTGTCCGTCAACACGGTGCGCGGTGGTCGCACTGCCCAGGTCCGCGTGTACGCCGTGAACTACAACGTGCTGCGCGTGATGTCCGGTATGGGTGGCCTCGCCTACTCCAACTAAGCGTAAGGTCTTGGTTGTGATTGTCATACAGCCCTAAAGGCAACTAAATAAATAAAGGACAGCAATGTCCGATAACTGAGATTAGAACTCTAACTTCAGTTAAACAATATAGATACATTTGCCAAATATATAGCATGGAGATTGTAGATCACGTTAAACGATGTATTAAGGACGCGGAAGATCATCGGTCAAAGATTACAACGGAGATTCTTGCGTATCAGGGATATACTGGAACAAAAACACGCCACTTCTACAATAACATATGCTCCCTTCCCAATGCTAACTATCTAGAAATCGGAACATGGTATGGTAGTTCGGCAATCAGTGCATTATACCAAAACAACCTCAATGCTACTTTGATAGATAATTGGTCAGAATTCAATGGAACCCGAAGTATACTAGATTCTGCTGTGCAAAGATTCAATACTGGGAGTGATGTTACAATTATTGAGAAGAACTGCTGGGAAGTTAATAGGGATACATTACCCGAGTTTGATATTTATTTGTATGACGGTGCGCACGCATATACTGACCAGTACAGAGCTATTTCTTATTATAACAAGGTTCTCAAACCCAATTGTATTGTAATGATCGATGACTGGAACTGGGGTGATGTGCGTAAAGGAACATTAGATGCGTTCTCAGATTTAGGAATTAATTTCCTATTCCAGCACGAGATCGTATTACCAGAAAAGGATATTATTGGAATGCCAGTTCATAATGGGCGAAATACGTGGTGGAATGGTATTGGTATTTTTGTATTAGACAAGTAAGCGTTCAAAGACTGCCCATCCATTGCGATCCGTTCCCGATGCAATACACTTCCATTCTGGGCGCTGCGAAAACCATTCTACGATCTTCCGACACTTAGATACCATGGTATCGTCGAGTATGTATACAGATGCAGTGGTTGTTTCTATCATGAACAGAAACTCGAACCACGTCAGGTATTCTGCTCCATCCAACAGAATAACCTCTGGATTGTTCATTGGAACATG